CCTTAGAAGCTTTCTTAGGTCCCCAATCTTTTCTTTTTACTCCTGAAGGGTCCTTTGCTTTTCCTGCACAAATTTTAGATGCATATGCATTAGCGTAAGCTGATGGATAAACTTTAAATTTTCTTTTCGCAGCTGATTTGCCTCTAGCACATAACTTTGTCATATTTTTTGCATCCCTGGATTAGTTGATAATATATTTTTTTCTGCTCTAGGTCTAGCTACTGAATCTTTACTTCTTTTACGTAGCTGAGCAATTGCAGATTCTCTTTGTTGCTTTTCTTTTCTTAATTTTTGTAAGTCTCTTTCTAAATTCATTTTTTATAACCCAATCCTGTTTTTCGATTTCCATAAAGTTTAGTCCAAGACCATGATGCTAACTTAGTTGACCAGTGATATATAAGTGTAACTAAATATTTCATTTTTTATCCTTATTCATTCCGCCTCTGAAGATTTGAGTTCCCTTAATTCCATATATCGATGCCACGACAAGGATCCAAAGATTTGTGAACCATGAAGGGAGCTGCGAAAACATGTCAAAAAACAGTTTTACTTTGTCCATGGCTGACGGATCGTCTGATACCACTGCCCAGGCCAAAATTCCTATGGGCAAACTTAAAATTATCAAAACGGCCTCGTCCTTCCAGTCCGAATTTCTGGATTCTAAAAGCTTACCTTGGTACGCTTCCTCACCTTGAGCCATCTTTCTTGCATGCATCATTTGTGCATCCGCCATCAGCATCTTTGTTTCTTGACGCTTCTTAAAGATGTGCGTACCTGCTTGTGCCGCTAATTTTATCGCGCTTAACCACATTATATTTCTCCTGTCTTCTTATACTCATGAAGTCTATCATTTTATCTATTATTTGGAAAGCCCTGTAGCCATTCTGCCTCCATCTCCAGGTCGGAGTATGGTGTGCTTTTCTTATTTTACAAGGAAACATTTGACCTCCAAACATATCTAGAAATTTTTGTAATGTATCTTGGTCTGTCATTTCAATTGTGCAAGCAAATTCTTTTTTTCTACCAACACCCTTTGACCAGATGCCGAAACTACCTTCTCCGTCAAATATCCCAGCTAAAAAAATTAATTTAGATGCTGCTGGAAGACTTTCGTATGAGTTTTTTGGTGTATTTTTTAACACTTTTAAACTTCTTTTCGGTTAGCCCTTGTGGGTTTGGCCCTCTTTTAGGTGGTGGCCCTGAACGTACACCTCCGCTTAATCCGTTTCTCATTTTTTATTCATTTTTTCTCTTGCAACTTGTAATCTTTCATCAGATTGATCATCTTGTTGGTCAAGTCTGTCATAATCAAACATTAATCTATCGGATGCTCTTTGGTTTTCTTGTTCTGCTCTAAATTTAGTCTCTTCTGCTTTTCTTTGAAGATCCATAGCTCTTAAATCAATTTCTTGTTGTTTAATTTTAATTAATGGGTCTTCTTTTTTCTGATTAGCCATTTCTGTTTGTACTAATTCTTGAGTTATTCTCGCTGCAATTTTTGCAACCTCAGCTTCAAACATAATTTCAAATTGTTGAGGATCTTCTTGTCCCATTTGTGCCATTTCTGGATTTTGCATAAGCATTTGCGTAGCTTCTGCCTTAGCTTTAAAAGAAACATGATCTGAAATATGCGATTGTAGTAATGCATACACTTGAGGATTAATTTGAACCATTCTAGATTGCATAAATGCCATGTGTGCTTGTAAATGTGCATCGTGATCTTGAAATTCAAACACTGTAAGTAGTTTCATTTGTAGTGCACGTGCATTTTCTTTTGCAGGATCAAGAGGTTCGGGTTGTTTTGGTGGTGGTTTAAGAAGTGCTTCTATTTGTTTTGTACCAAGTGCCTCGTAAACACGTCTATACGCCTCGTGAAGGTTGTGCATTTGTGGGTTTGACTGTGCAATTTGTAATTGTGATTGTGCTAAAGTCACTCTTTGTGCCATAGACATAATATTTGGGTCTGCAACAGGTAAAATATCAACTCTGTTATCAAAATCTTTTTGTTTTATTTGTCTTGGGCCACCGTAAACATCGTATGGATACTCAGGTGGTAGTGATTCACCACAAATTCTAGCTAAAATTTTAAATTCTAGTCTCATTGCGTAGTAACATCTTTTGTGAACACCACTCATTACTCGAGATCCTCTTTCCATTAGTGCCATTGTAGTTCCAACTGCTCTATTTTGTGTATCGTTACCTACACTTGCATCTGTGATAGCTGCAAATTTTTGTCCTGCTTGAACAACAAAGCCCATCAAGTTGTAAAGTGTCGGTGAAGGTTCTGTAAATGGTAAATTAAAAAACTGATCTCTAATATTTCCTCCAGGCGCATCTACATCTCTAAATTCTCCTGGTTGAATTGGTTGGTCATCATCTCTAACTCTAATACCACGTGATTTAAATCCTGCTGGTAAATTTTTCAAAGTTCCTGCATCAATCAATTGTCTTAAAGATTGTGTTGCAGCTTGAGACAGGCCACCGATCATGTGTGTTAAACCAAAACCATAGAAACCTAATCCTGGTAAAAATTTGTAGTGAACAAAATATTCTGTTCTTTGGTAACTAGGATCATCTGGTTTATAGTTTCTATAAATAGATAGAACTTCTCCACTACCTTCATCAATAGTTACAATGTAAGGAATTTTAATTTTTTTAGCTTTGTCATCAAAGTCTTCAAAATCATCTAAATTTAGATCGACATGCATTTCAAGAATTGTGTGTAGATAATCTGTACCAGTTCCTTTAATGCCTTCTAGTTCGTTTAATTTTTTTTGTACTGAATCGGGTTCTGAACTACTATCAATTAATTCTATATCTCTGTAAGCTCCTGCAGCCATTTTCTTTGTGACTTCATTAGCAGTCATTTTAATAACATGAGTTATTCTTTCACAATCTTTTAAATCAGATGCGTAGTAAGGAACTACTAAATCCTCTGCTGGAATAAATTTAGATACAGGTCTATCTAATAATGCATCGTAATAAATTTTTTTAAATGTAGATCCTGAAAGCGGTAGGTAAAATAACATTTGATCCATGTCAGTTGTGTAATCTTCCATCTCTTCCATCAGCAGGTAATTCATATAATCTTTAACTCTCTCTGCTTGTGATTCGGTGGCCGGTGTTTGTAATCCAATTACCTGTGTTCGTACAGGTCCGTCAGATGGCACTAATTCTTTATAAGCTTGTGCTTGGAACTGTGTAACTGATTCAGCTAACAAAGGATGCGTGACACCGGAGGCTCCCTTAAATGGTTTTGATACTTCTTGGTATTTAGTTCCTAATAAATCTAAACCTTTAATATAAGCATCTTCCCATTCTTTTCTGGATGACTTATCTTTTTTATATTCTTCAATAAGTTCCATACCCATATCTTTAAGGGCTCTCTCATCCATGTCATTTGCGAGGTTTGAATTAAAATCTTCTTGAGGACTTTCCTCAACAACTTCTTCTTCACCTTCAACTTGTACGTCTATTGGAAGACCTTCTGGTTGTTCGATTTCCTCTTCTGCTATTTCAGATGTTACTTTTTCTACTGCCATAATTAATTGTACCTTATTGGTTTAAACATATCCACTACAAGCCCACCTAAAGCTTTGTATGTTTTTTGTGTGCCTCGCATAATTGGGTTTACTTTAATCGCATATGCATCAAAATACAAGTTAGGATTTGAAGAATCAATATTAACAAAATCTCCACTACCTATGCTTTCTCTCAATTTACTTGTTTGTGCTGATTCATGATAAGTGTTTTTTATTTTTTTACCTGATAATTTGTGGCTTGTAGGATACTGAAATTCTTCAGTAACAATTGATTTATAAGGTTTTGATGGATCTGATAAAGATATTTTTGTTGGCCCTGCTTTGGAGTCATATAGTCTTGCAGCTTTTTTCATTAATGTGGGCATAACTGCAGATCCACTTTTATTGATTCCTTTACCAGATGCGTACCCATAAAATCTTTCATTACCCGCTTTGTATCCTTGCCTGAAACTTAATTTGTCAAACGGGGCAACGGCTACGTAATCAACATTTTCTTTTGCTGCTTTTTGAAGAAGATATTTTAATGCATGATCTCCATATTGGTCAGACTCTACTAAAGGAAAATAATCAAACTTACCTCTTTTGCTTCCTGATCCTACCATATTTGTTAATTGTTTTTGTATTTTAGCTCCTTCGTTTGCAATAGCATTAAAAGCAGCTGATTCACCTTTTGCCTGAGCCTCGTCTAAAGATCGTATAACTTTATTACGTTCATTTAATAAAAGTTTTAATTCTATTTCTTTTTGAAAAGGGTTAATTCTAACATTGGGGTCTAATTGTTGTATTTTATTTAAATTTTTTGCTATACTTTGGTTTACATCAGATTGTATTTCATTAATCATAAATACTTTTTTACCATCCGGTGTGAACCTTGTATCAAATCTAATATGATAAATGTTATTAGCATTACCAACTTGAGATGTAAAATGTCCACCCTTATTAAAGGGGTTACGGTTAGTGGATATTTCTTCCGGTAATGTCATAATAGTTTCTCTATAGTTTTTACCACCTTGTAGTGTGTAACTGGTTTCATTGCCATATTGTGTTTTTGAAACTTGCATTGGACCAGCTTTATTATTTACTTCTCCAATAACTTTGTTCAAAGCTTTTTTTTGATCTATAGGTAATTCACTTGTTGATTTTTTTAGATATTCATTCATATTAGCGAGTTGTGCTTTACTTGGTGCGCCCTCAGATTGTAATTGATATTGTAATTCATCCAGATTGTCTTTTAAAGAAGATGTGCCTCTATATTTTACTTGTAACGCTTGGACATAAGTTTTTGCATTTTTATTGGCTATCTCAAAAGCTTCTGCTGCAGCAGGGTTAGTTCCAAGTTCAATAGGTTTTAATCTATTTAATGGATTTAATTTTACCATTGCTCCTAGATCATTAGCATTTAATTTAATATTAAATTTTTTAGCAGCAGCAAGTAAACCACCTGTCAAATCACCTGCTTCATTAAATGTTGCAAGGTTAGTATCGAATAATTCTTCTTTAGAAATATTTACTTCTTTGCCTGCAAAAGGTCCTGAGTCATATTTAAATCTTTTTTCTGTTCTTTGTAATCTTGAAGAAGGTCTTCCAAAAACTTTAAAATTTACTTTTCTTGTTGTTGTCAAATGGTCTATCCACTCATCAGCAGTGTAACTGCCTCTTCCTTTTCTCATCACCCAATCATAAGTAGAAGAACCAAAAGCAGGTGCCATGTCATCACCCATCTGAAGGGGTTTAGTTTTTTTTAATACTATTGGTGGGTTTTTTAATTCTTGAGTAACTAATTCTTTTGCCTGAGCCTGTGAAGGTTGGGGCGTGTAAGTAATTTGTTTTGTTTGTTGTCCGGTAGCCGGTGTAGCTGATTCTTTTTTACCACCTAGAATCCTACGTCCGATTCCCCTTAAAATATTTGTAAGGGACACTAATCCCCCTATGTAATTTTAGTAGGTTTGTTTCTACCTAGTTTGCATTTAGCTTTAACAGATGTTCCGTATTTATAACCCATAGGTCTTTGCATCATCATGCCACCCATATTTTTTTTAACTGAAATATCTCCGTAGTCACCTTTTTGGAAATCTCTTTTTTTATCTCCTCTACCTAAAACTTTTTTAGCCACCTTAGCAGCAGCAGCACCAGGAATTAAACTTCCAAGTACACCTAAAGCAGATTTACCAATTTTTTTCTTAAACTCTGTGTGTCTTGCTTTTCTACCTTCCATGTATCTATCTTTTCTCATGGGGTTAGTTCTTCCAGATAAGAAAGATCTTAATCCTTCTGTGCTTCTTGCTTCTTTAATATTTTTTTCAGCTTTTTTTCTATCTTGTTTAGATTTAAAACCACCTGTATTATAACCCATAGGTTTTTGCATCATCATGCCGCCCATATTTCTTGTAATAGGTCTTGCAGCTTTATTTTTACCTATTAAACTTTTAATTTTTTCCTTATCACTGTCCGTAAGTCTACCACCACCAATTGGTCCACTTCCTATTCCCATAGATTTCTTAGCTTTTTTTATTCTATCTACAGCGACTGCAATTCTGCTTTTCATTTCACCTACTCTACCAGTGTCCATGCCACCACCTTTATAACCCATAGGTCTTTGCATCATCATGCCACCACCCATTTTTTTCTTAACATCTTTTTTCTTATTCATTTTAGATTTTAAATATTGTTGTGCAGCGACTCCTGCAGCACCGACACCTAAAGCTATTTTACCAATTCTAGTTGCACTTACTGCTTTCGCAACACCAGCTAATTTCATTCTTCTTTTATTAAATTCAGTAGCAGACTCTCCAGGTTTAAAACCTTTTGCTTTTCTCATCTCTGCCATTGTAGTAGTTTTAGAATTAGGATTTTTACCCATTCTACTTTTTTGTTTATTAAACTGTTCTTTCATCACAGCAGTCTTT